CACCTTTCAAGGCACTGTTTACAAAACGATCAAGACCAACAATAGCACCAGTAAAAGCGGCTCCAACAAGCAATAGATTGGTTCTTAATCCTTTTACTTGAGATTGAACATTTTTTAATGTTCCAGTATCGGCCTTTACTCCCAATTCAATAAATAATTCACCTATACTAGCCATTTTTATTTAAGTTAAATAATTCATCTTGATATTCATTACAATAATTCTCGTAATCAAGAATTTTCATCACCCAAGAAGTGTCCATTGCAGCTATGGCTTTTGGATCACCCCCGCCATAACCCTCTTTTGATAATTTTAAACAAATAATATCAAAAAAATCTGCTTTAATTTCGACTTGAGGCTCCTTCTGAACTTCCCTTGCGGCTAATCTTTTGACGATAAAGCTGGAGCTTTGAAAAAAGGGTCATAATTTATACCTAAACAAGCTAACATTATTTCATAATAATCTTGTCTAGCAGAGATAGGTTCAAAGGTTTCTTTTGTAATTCTAACCCCATCATAAGTACATCTCTCTAGACATTTAAATAATATTTCTTGCAACTCCTCATTACAATCTAACACTTCTATTGTTTCAACATTTCCGAGCTCTTCTAATTTATAGCCTTGCTTCTTTACGCTTTTTGTAAAAATGGCTCTCAATTTATTAGAGGTCGCAAAATCGGAATCTTGCAAAGATACCTCGATTGCACCATTATTTGTTTTGATTATTTTTGGCATTATGCTATTACCCTAGTTGAGTTAGTAAATTTAATGTTATAGACGGCAATTACTTGCTCTGTATCACCTGCAGCATTGTCTTTTGCATCAATGTTTTTAGTAAAAGCACCGCCACCAAGAGTCATTTTGACATTACTAACATTACCTTGGCCGTCACCAACTCTTTTTACAAAAGATCCCTTCATTAAAACAGTGCTAGGAAAATCAGCTTCCGAAGCTAATTTCTTTGAGTTTAAGAATTTATCATCAAAAGAACCCGCAACAATCCTCAAGACCATATCAACAACTCTGCCAGTCTCATTATAAGCATAGATAGAGTTGCCATTCTTCCCAGTTTTAGTGCCGATTGATTCATTAGGATAGGTAAAATTTGCAACATCACCATCTCCGAAATCAAGAAGGACTTTATCGTCAATAATGATTGTGTCTTTACCTGTTAAAGCATTAATACCCATAGTTTATTTATTTAAGATTAATATTATTTTTCTAGAAGAACATTTACAATTGAGGAGTGAGTTGCTCCACCAAATTTAACTGCAATTTGAACCAAAGGAGCTTTTCTTAATTCTCTTTCAGCTTGAGCTTGTTGTGCAATTGGGAGTGAATAAATGTAATATCCAACATCGGTAATGTTTCTTCTTAGATCATCAGGGTTGCCAAATGTTTCAGAAGAATTCCATTGTAAACCTGCTGCCGCTAATTCATTGATTATTGCTTGAACTAATACTTTCTCATAAGCATCTTTCAAGCCATTCATTCCACTCTCAGTTTGGAGAACTTTAGTATTAGTTTTTTTTAGGTAATTGAAACCTGCAACTTCAAGGGCAAATTTTAACCATCCAGCATTATAGACATTATCAAAGAAATCATTAGATCCGTGTGATAATGTTACTGGTAAGCTAGAGATATAGCCATAGACATCTGCCCCCGCGACTTTAGCTTTGTTTAGAATAGTGGTATTTATAGCAGAATCAGGAGTAATGCCCGATAATGCTTTTAAGTTCATTGTTTGAGTGGTGCTTGAGCCATTGAAATTGACGCTAAATACTCTTCCTGCATAGGCAGCAGCCATTGAGTTTGCCGCATCATTATTTACAGAATAAAAAAGACATCTGGTTTTAGTTTGGGTTGCATCTTTAATAATTGAGCAGATACCAGTTATCGGCTCTAGATCTTCAGTAGAAGCAAAATGCGGTAAAAACATTTTATCTCTTGCTTGAATAGCGGTCGCAGTAGAAAAAATAACAGCATCTTCCATTTCTAGATTAGTTTTTACACCAAAATATCCGACTTGCTCTTCGGTTCTTAGAATTGCATCAACGATAGTTTCGCCTTGAGCATCATTACCGCTTACAGCAATTTGTCCTGCGGCGTCAAACAAACCAACAACACTCAAGTCAGTTCCTGCGCCTGCGGGTAATTGAGCAAAAGTGATAGTTGAGGCTAGTCCAACTTTTTTAGAATCCATATTGAATCCATCAACTCTACCAGCAACAATAACATCAACTAATCTTCTTTGAAGGATAGTAGCGATGTCATCAAAGCTAGATGCGTTAGTGAAGTCTAAATCAGTTAGGTCAATGTTGTTTCCGTTAAGAACAATTCTAAGATCACCATTAGAGACAGCTTGAATTCCTGCTAGGTTAGCGGTGATGTTATCAGTTGAGGTAACTCCTTGAATCGCTCCAATTGAATTAACAAGAGGAATAATAACCAATCTTCCGTCTCCGCTTAAAATGTTTGGAGATTGTGAGAAGATCAAGTTTGCCATTTCAGCAGTCTTTGAAGCTGTGCCATAATCATTAGCTACATCTATTGCGTTGAGATAAATTCTATATTCATCAATATTGCTTGGAATTTCAGTTGAGAATAAACCTAAACTATTAACACTTGGAACCGCTAAACCTTGTGGAGTAGTAGTAATATTAACATTAATTGTGTTTGTGATTGGGATTGTCATTAGTCTGTTTCAATTTGGTTAGTAAAATCATCATAATAGGCCGTATCAATAACCTTGTTATAATGTGCTAGAAGCGTAATATTTATTGCAAAACGGTTAATAACTGCTGCACCTTCCAATTCACTAACATTGGTAAAATTACCAGTTATTGGGGCAATTTGGAATTGATAAAGACCTTGCTGGTTTTGCGAGTAGTTAGAATTAATTGACATCACAACTTCTTCTTTCCTTTGCCTTGAGGAATCATCTCTTGAGAGAATATTTACCGTATATTCTTCTTTTGTGAGCATTGCAATATTCTCTTGCGCTCCTTCCACCCCTTCATCAGCAGGGATAAACTCATTTGTAGATGAATAATTTTTCGAGCTGTTATATTGTAAAACAATGAATAAACCGCTTGTGGAGGGTAATTTAAAGTTCTGATTATAAATAAAGATTTGGTCATCAGTTAAAGACATACAATTCTTTAAAATATCACCTACAATCTTTATTGGCTCTCTATTCATATTTCTCTACTAAATGATATTCATAATATCCGTTTTCGCTGTAATCGTTCTTTGCCATCACCTTGTATTTCTTGCCTTTATATTCTATAAGGTCGTTTGTCTCTATTTCTGCTTGGGTTCTGGTATGTATCATTAACCATTCCCAACTCCTACTGTCTAAAGGTTTTAATTTTAATGCTTCTGCCGTTAGAGGCTGAACAACACCATTAAAAGTAATTGTTTGAGGAGTTTTAACTGGCTCATAATCCACAATCGTGGTAGTAATCTTGTTTAAAACAATCTCACTTTCCCAACCATTTAAGGCTACTTGTATTTTAGGTATTGTCATTTTTTGTTCTCTCCACTTCTACTAATTCTAACCTTTGGATTTTTCCGCCTCCATTACCCATCAAGGTAGCTGGCGAGCCTCCGAACATTTCTATAAAAGAGATTATTTCAAAATAAGCCTCTTTGCCATTTTTACAATTATCTAGATAATCCATAAATAATTGGTCAATATATTCTTTTTGATCTTCATTCATTTTTTTTCTACTTTACTTATTATTGCCTTTCTCAATTGGCTACTATCAATCAATATCTGTGAGCTTCCTTTCTCGTTTGTAGTCTCTTGTGAGATTGGTTGCCAAGTTCCAAAACCTCCACTTTCAAAAGCTTCTTGTACTATTGCTTCACCTACGATACCGATTAACTCAAATATTTTTCTATCTCCGCCTTTCTCGGCTATATTAGCCTTAATTATTCCATCAGCTTGTTTTAGAAGCCTTTTTCTTTCCATTTCTATTGGGTCCTTAAGAAAAGATCTGCGAGGTAGATTCTCACTTAAGACTCCAAATTCGTGTTTAGCACCTATTTGAGCATTTGTTAAAGCTCCGTCATCTCTTGCATTGTCGCTGGCAAAAATACCAACTCTTGCACTTAATTTTGTATTTACATTTTTTAGTAAAGTATCAAGACCATCTAATTTGGCAGTTACTTTTACTTGACTAGGCACTTGTCGCACCTTCAATTGCAACGATATTTCCAACTAATCTTGGTAAAAGCATATTTAGATATTTAGATCCGT